GATCATGGGCAAAGAGACGGTCGAGAAGTTCCAACAAGATGGTCGTGTGCAAGATTTTATGAACTATCAGATCACTACGGTGATGGAAGAGTACACGCCTGAGTTTGACCAGCAGCTTTTCTACACTGGCTATGGTGGTTCGACCTTCAAGAAGGTTTATTTTGACTACCAACTGGGTCGCATGGTGTCAAAACTGTGTTTGGCGGACGATGTTTACATCCCGTACAACGGCTCAAGCGTCGTTTCCCAGTGCCCACGCCTGACTCACCGCATTGCAATGGACTCAAACGAGTACCGAAAGCGTGCTTTGGCCGGCGAATACCTTGATGTGTTCCTTGATACCTATGCTTCTCCTGCTGATGCAAGCCAAATTCAGGAAGCAGTCGACAAAGTTACCGGTATTCAGCCCACAGATGACGTTGGTGAGATATTTTTGCTCGAGCAATTGGTCGATTTGGACCTTAAAGGCTTTGAAGATTTGGACGATGACGGTGAAATGACCGGAATTAAGCGTCCATACGTAGTTACCCTTGCAGAAGACACCTTGAAAGTGGTCGGAATTCGTCGCAACTGGAAAGAAAACGACGAAAAATTTACGCGCCGCAACTATTTTGTGCATTACGTGCTGGTCGAGGGCCCTGGAGCTTACGGTTTGGGCTTTGTTCACCTCATTGGAGGCCTCGGCAAGGCCGCTACAAGCGCTTTGAGGCAGTTAATTGATGCAGGTACGCTCGCTAACCTGCCCGCAGGCTTCAAAGCCCGTGGCGCGCGGATCGCGGACGACTCAAACCCCATCCAACCGGGTGAATGGCGTGACATTGACGCTGGCGGTGCAGAGCTTGCATCGTCTTTGCTGCCTTTGCCGTACAAAGAGCCAAGCCAGGTGCTGTTTGCACTGATGGGCTTCTTGGTGGACTCAGGCAAGCGCCTGTCCAGCACTGCCGACATGCAAGTTGGCGACGGCAACCAGTACGCACAGGTTGGAACGACTTTGGCGCTGCTGGAACGCGGCTCTATGGTCATGTCTAGCATCCACAAGCGCTTGCACTACGCACAGACGCTTGAGTTCCGCTTGTTGTTTGAGGGCTTTGGCCAGTACATGCCGGACGAGTACCCTTACGACGTACCAGGCGCGAGCCGCAGGATTAAGAAGAAGGACTTTGACAGCATGGTGTCGGTCCAGCCTGTGGCTGACCCCAACATCTTCAGCTCTGCACAGCGTATTCAGCTGGCACAGATGCAGTTGCAGCTGGCGCAGAGCGCACCGCAGATGCACAACATGTATGAGGCCTACCGCCGCATGTATGAAGCCATTGGTGTGCGTGACATTGATCAGATTTTGAACACACAAAACGTGGACAAGCCAAAAGATCCTGCAAGCGAGAACGCACAGGCACTGGATGGCTCACCACTGAAGGCTTTTGCTGGTCAGCAGCACGATGCGCACATCATGGCGCACATTATGTTTGGCATGAGCCCAATGATGCAGTCAATGCCCAATGTGGCAATCAATTTGCAGAAGCACATCTTTGAGCACATCCGTTTGAAGGCGGAAGAAGAGGTGGAAGCCGAGTTGTTCCGTCAATACGGCACTGATCCTGAAGGTTTGGTGTCTGCTTTGCAGCGTGAAGCGATGGTTGCGATGAAGGTTGCGCAGGGTTATCAGGAAGTTAAGAAGCTTCAGACGGATATGTCGGGCCCACAGGATGATCCTTTGATCAAATTGAAGGAAAAAGAGATTGAACAAGGCGCCCAACGCGACCAAGCCAAGGCTCAGATCGAGCAGGCGCGCTTGAATGTGGACCAACAGCGCTTGGGCCTTGATCAGCAGAAGGAACAATCTGATGTTCAATTTGATCAAGCTCGTTTGGCACTGCAACAACAGGTTGCTGCGCAGAAAAATTCGCAAGATGCAATTAAAAATGCCCAACTAGGAGCAAGAAATGCAAGCCAAAGTAACAAAAACCGCTAAAAAAGCGCCCAAGGAGATGTCCGGGGCGCCAAAAAAGGTAAAAACACCACAAAATGACCCACGTGTCACGTATGTTTATCGCAAAGATGCCTTTAAGAAGGTAAAAATAGCGTAAATCTGTGCATAATATGCACGTAACCTTCGGACAGGGGTCTATCTGTCTGCTTCATTGGAGTTATCCATGCTTGAATTTGCAGAGAAAGTCATATTTGCCATTCGCAGGCTTGAAAACGAAACTAAAGACTTCGTTAACAGCGGCAATGTCAAATCTATGGAGCAGTACAAACATTTGATGGGCCGGTTAGAGGGTTATGCGTTTGTTCAAGAAGCCATTCAGGACGTATTGAACAAGAACTCTGATCTTTAAAGGACCAAACAGATGGAAATGACTGCATTAGAGAAGCGTTGGGCGGAGGAAGCGGTGGAAAAAGCCGCTGCTGAAGCCGCTGCTGCGGAGGCTGCTGCTGTAGAAGAAGCAGAAGAAGAGCAACGCATGGAAAACATCAGGGAACACCTTCCACAGCCGACAGGTTGGCGGATTGTTGTTTTGCCCTACAGAGGCGCTAAGAAAACCAAGGGCGGGATTGAACTTCCTGAGCAAGCCTTGGAACGACAGCAACTCACTACCACATGTGCTTACGTTTTGGCCGTTGGCCCACTTGCTTACAAAGACACCGACAAGTTTCCGGACGGTCCTTGGTGTAAAGAAGGCGATTGGATCGTTTTTGGCCGCTACGCAGGCGCACGTATGGGCATTGATGGTGGAGAGATCCGCATTCTCAATGATGACGAGATTCTGGCCCGTGTTAAGGACCCAGAAGACATTCTGCACATGTAAGGAAGCATATGACACAAGTAATGAACGATTCGCAACTTGAGTTTGACCTTGGGGAGGGAGAAAAAGCCACAGATGTGAGCTTTGATCAACCTGAGGGCAACGAGAGTCCTGCTACGCCTGAAGTAGAAGCTAAGATTTTCCAAAAACCTGAGCAAGATCTAGCGCCTAAGAATGAGCTGGATGAGATCAGCGAAGGGGTGCAAAAACGCATCTCTAAACTCACTGCACGCATGCGCGAGGCCGAGCGACGCGAGCAAGCTGCGCTTGAGTATGCCAAGGGATTGCAGAACCAAACACAAAACCTGCAGCAAAGGCTTGTTCAGACGGATTACAGCCGCCTGAGTGAGGCAAAGACTCGTTTGGAAACGCAACAAACGCAACTGCGTCAGATTATTGCTAAGGCACGTGAAGAAAACGACATCAACACTGAGTTGGAAGCGCAAGAGCGTTTATCTGATTTAGTGGGGGAGCAGCGCCAAGTAGCGGGTTGGTTGCAAGCACAGCAAGTTGCTGCGCAACAACAATACCAGCAAGCTCAGCAGCCTGTTCAACAAATACAGCAGCCACGTCCTCAGCCTAACCCTCAAGCAGAGGACTGGGCAGAGAAGAATCCTTGGTTTGGACAAGACCGAGTGATGACTTATGCTGCTTGGGGCATACATCAAACACTTGTTGAACAAGAAGGTGTTGACCCTAATTCACAAGAGTACTATACTGAACTCGATAGACGTGTCCGGAGTACATTTCCAGACAAGTTTAAAGACCAATCCAGACAACAGCGTTCCGCGCCTGCTGTTGCACCTGCTGCCCGTAGTTCGGGAATAAATAGTGCGCGCCGTACTGTCCGGCTTTCGCCGAGTCAGGTTGCTATAGCAAAGAAACTGGGCGTTCCTCTTGAAGAGTATGCCAAGTATGTTAAGGAGTGAAACAATGACTAAAGTTACTATCGACAAAGCCCCCCGCGCAACTCGCGATACGGAAAAACGTCGCCGTCCTTGGACCCCTCCCTCACGTCTTGACGCGCCTCCTGCCCCTGAAGGGTTTAAGCATCGTTGGATCCGTGCCGAAGTGAATGGCCATCTGGACAAACAAAACGTCTACGGACGTCTTCGTGAGGGCTATGAACTAGTCCGTCTTGAAGAGTTGCCAGAAGAATATCAAGGCATGATGCCTACCGTTGATGACGGTAAGCATGCTGGAGTGGTTTCTGTAGGTGGACTTTTGCTTGCAAGAGTTCCTGATGAGACCATTGCAGAGCGCAACGAGTACTACCGTCGTAAGGCTCAGGAACAGTTACACGCTGTTGACAACGAGATGATGCGAGAAAACGCTCACTCTACAATGCGGATTCAGGCTCCCGAGAGGAGCTCGCGCACAACATTCCGTCAACAATAAAACGTTGATATTTTAAATTTTTGTAGGAGCTACAAATGGCAAACGTAAATAAGCCTTTTGGTTTGCGTCCCATTGGTAACCTATCTGCTACTGGAGCCCAGAAGCAGTATGGCTATCAAATTGCGGATAATCAACCCGGAGCAATTTTCCAAGGCGATTTAGTTGTCGTATACGACGGCTATATCATTAAGTATGACGCAGCTACGCACACCGCCCCCACAGGCGTGTTCAACGGTTGCCAGTACTATGACCCAACCCGTGCGGGCAAGCCCACATGGAAAAACTTCTACCCCGGTAGTGTTGACATCACTTCAGGCATTATTGCTTGCGAAGTGTTGGATGATCCTAACCAACTGTTCTTGATTCAAGCTGCTGGTACTATTACACAAGCCGAAATCGGTAAGAATGCTGATCCTACTGCTTCCACTACTGGTAGCACTGTGACTGGTATTTCTAACGGTACATTGGGTACACCCGCGAAGACTGCTGGATTGACTATGAAAATTGTTGGCTTGAGCGATCAGCCTGACAATGAATTGGGTCAATACGCTGTGGTTGTTGTTAAACTTAATCAACACCAGTACGGTAGTACCGGCGTTGCTGCTGACGGAGCATAATCATGGCTATTACACGTTCCCAACTAGTAAAAGAACTTGAGCCCGGCCTGAACGCATTGTTCGGCTTAGAGTACAAGCGTTACGAAAACGAGCACGAGCAGATCTTCTCTATCGAGACTTCTGACCGTGCATTTGAAGAAGAGGTCATGTTGACTGGCTTCGGTTCTGCTCCAGTGAAAACTGAGGGTGCCGGCGTTCAGTACGACACAGCACTGGAATCCTTCACAGCCCGCTACACACACGAAACCGTTGCTATGGCTTTCGCGTTGACAGAGGAAGCTGTGGAAGATAACTTGTATGACCGCTTGTCAGGTCGTTACACCAAGGCTATGGCTCGTTCAATGAGCTTCACAAAGCAAGTAAAAGCTGCTTCTGTGTTGAACAACGGTTTCACTGGCGGCAACTATGCCGGCGGCGACGGCGTTGCATTGTTCGCAACCAACCACCCAACTGCTTTGTCTTCCAACTATGCAAACACTCCCGCAGTGCCTGCAGATTTGAACGAGACATCGTTGGAGCAAGGTTTGATTGACATCGCAGCGTTTATCGACGAGCGTGGCTTGAAGGTCGCTTTGACTGGTCGCAAGATGATTGTTCCTAAGGAACTGCAGTTCACTGCAGAGCGCCTGATGAAGAGCACTTTGCGCACCAACACTGCTGA